TGCTAATCCGCAATCTCAGTATCTCCCGCAGGGGTTACCCCCCATAAGCCATTAGTATGGCTTATACCATCCAAGCTTGATGTCGACGCGCTTGGGGCGTCCAGCACGCTCTAAGTGATCTTCGTCTTGCGAGAGTGGTCGCACCACCTTAAGAGACCGAACGAACGCTTCTCGTTGAGAAGTGTCCGGGGTCTCCCAGGGGAGAAAACCGCTCTGCTTACTTAGAAGATACTTAAGCAGGGCGCCTTCTCCATCGAGAACATCTCGAGGGAGTTGGGCCTTTTCAGCATATCCCTTGACAAGAGGGGTATGCAGGAGGGGATCCGTTCTCTGGTTTTCATAGCCAAGGAACGAATGTCTCCCTAGCACCGAGCTAGTCGGCGCCACCACCGGATAGTGTCGAAACACTTTCAGGAGATGGTCGTCGATCCAACGAGCGGTCTGCCAGTAACCAGCGAAGTAACACTGGTTACGAAAGACAGACAACTTGTTGAACTCGGTAGCATGCTGCCGTTGCGTTGGGAACTTACTACCCCGGTATCGCACGATAGAAACATCGTGGCCGTGATAGTAGTCCTTACCACAAGACTCTCTGAACCGACCGGTCCAGAAAGACTTGCCTCTGTTAACTCGTAGACCAAAATCTTCGAGCACAGAAACAACGGTATGCACGTAATCTACAGGGACGATAATATCGTCTCCGTAGACGCGCACCGATCCGACGAGACGTTTTACATCTCGGCGGGTCAACGTCCGGTTGAGATCTCGCTGAATGGCGACAAAGACTAGGGTCAAAAAGACCATAGCCTCGACGTCAAAAGTGAGACCTGAACCCATAGACGCGAACTTGGCCAGGCGAAGATTAAACTTCTCTTCACCAACCAAGACTTCAGCCTTCCGTGATCTGCTAGCATCCACGGCCCCGTTCAACCAGGGCCACGAACGAAAGAGATCACGTACGAGCTGATTCGAGACACGATCAGACGCTTCGCTAAGATCTAGCGTAGCTAGGTTCCCATATAGAGAACCTACCAAGGCAAGCTCCTGGTTAGGAGTTTGGTCCTCGGGACTGATGAACTTCGAGAGGATGTCATCCCTCTCTAGGTGTCCACGGATCACGTCGCGAACCGCCTGCTGTGCGTACTGCATAGCAGTTGGTTCTTGAGCGATGATTCGTGGTGTCTTGAGCGTTTTAGGTACTGAGATAACCTTGACTGGTATCTCAGAACCGGGTTCGAGGACGTCAATCGACTCCAAAAGGTCGTAATAACGACCATTTGGAAGGAGCATCTCATCCATACGGAAGATTTGCTCCAGTCGAGCCGGCCAGGTGCGCTGCTCGAACTTACGGTTTCCCGTAAGCCGATCAGCGGTTGACCCTGGTCCGTGCCTTGGGATGTACTTTCCCTCGTAGATATCACTATCTACTCGGGTGAATAGATCCCTAAACAGCACGGATCCGACTTTGGCAAACTCATCTCTCATTTGAGATGAGCGAGCTTGGTCGTACCGTTTGACGTCCTGCTCACACTCGATAAAGCCGCGCATCGCGGATCTAACCCTTGCATCGCTGCAGGGAAGATCCATCTTACCAAACATCAGTGTTAACTGACGAACGGCAAGAATTGAATCAATGCACGGCTCTTCGAGCAACCGACCGCTGCTGCGGTCAAACACACGATCCAGAAAACCTCCGAGAAATCGGGGGAGCTCTGCTTTCCGCTGGAAACCAGCGAAAAGACGTCGATCGACCTGTCCTTGGTCAAGACTTTTTTGGAAGTCTTTCCCAAATTCAGGTAGGGTTATCGTCAAGAATGATAACCCCTCGTGTTTGCACCGCGCTTTGACCGTTTTTAGGTCAAAGGTGGCGCTAGTGCAACATCTGATGGCAGATTCTTCTGCCATCACCTTCCAGAGTAGCATTAGGCTTTTCAGAAGCCCTCCTTAAATAGAGGTTAACTTCTCCTTAGCCTAGGCCACATACATAGAGTTAGTGTGAAATCCCTGAAAACAGGGAAATCTCTACCTCTATAGCACGTTTGAAGGTGAGGATGGTAACCCAAAGCCCGTGGGCCTTGAGGTTAACGGTGAAGGCAACCCAAGGGTTGCCCTCACCTCCACCCCGCGGAACAATAGAACCGCGTACCTTCAAACTACGACTCGCCTCCAAGGAGCTTGGAGATGAGCGCATCGGAGCCCGCGGTGAACTGGGTCTTGAAACCCTGGTAAACCGCAAGTGCCTCGGCACCCGTGTACCCAGCAGCCGGGATGTCAAAGACGATGTAGTTACTCATCGATACTTTGACGTTTTGGCTCGGGATGAACGGGTCCGTGGTGAGCTTCGAGTGGTCGAGCCTCAAGACTCGGCGCGTGCGCCGCCCGTAGGCGGAGTTTGCGCTGAGCTTGATGAGACCGTCAGCCGACGTGTACTCACTGCCGTTCGTGCCCACGGAAGTACGTGGGAGCGACGTAGTGACTGCACTGATGGTGACAGTCTGTGGATCGGTATATGACATAGGCACTACTCCTTACGTCCCCCAGGTTTTTAAACCTGAGGAACAATGGTGGTTGACGCAGGCATGTCGCCTGCTATTTGCGTCGGGTAAGACCCAACGCAACAGCTATGGACTGCTGGCGCGGTGACAAGCCGCCCCAAGTCAGCCCAAAACCAAAGGGGTTTGCCCTCCGTCTTATCTTGGTCTCAGTGACCATGACTAGCGGAGGCACACTCTGTCCGGAGTAAAGGCCGGACTTCGTGAGGGTATAAGTATCTTTCACGATGGTGTGTTCCATCATGTACCCATACCGCATAACCAGACCATCGGTTGCCCAATCGGTGAGATTTGAAATAACATCTCCCGTGTTGAGAAACCAATCTGTGGCCCAGCTCCAAGGTGCAAGATTCCACAATACTGTGGGAGTGATGGTAATGCCAAAAAGTTTCTTGGCTTGCTGCGCACCACGAATCATCGAAGACCGGTAGTCGTTTCCGGTCTGCAAATGATAAGTGAATGCGCCGCTGAACCATCGCTCTTGGGTCGTCTCACGGACCCTAATCAAGTCACCATAAGGCGGCAAGAAACAATCAGTGCTGTTCGGCCCGTAAGGCTGGGCGTTAGTAGCCATGACTGTTTCTGTGCGCGTCTTAACTGTAGGGAAGTGGTACTTACGACGAACTGTCCCTCCTGAGTCTCGCTCATACTGTGAAAGCACAGTATCAGCTTTGACTACGGCGTGCCCAATACTGCGCACGTCGTGTAGAAGGGGCAGCCATCCGAACTGGACATTGAGATACTCGTTGGCCGCGGTTTTATCCTTGGCTTTTCGAGTTCTCTCTTTCCATGTCTGGATGCCGATCAATTTGGGCAAGCCCTCTTTGAACAGCTCCCCGACAAATACGGATGCGTCTGCCACTGAGTTAGTGGGCTTGCAGCGTGCTACGGCTTTTGCCCCCCACGCGTCCAGCTGCGAATTATTCGAGCTGGTGTGTGGAGGGAAACCGTATTGCGCTGCAGTGGGATTCATCGGATAGACCGGACCATCATACTTGATGTCCCGGTAAACCGATGGGGGAAAGATCATCACACGACGAGAGATTCCGATGTTAGTCTTTGGACTAGCAACGTAACTCTTTTGTGTGAAGAAATCGCCCCCCACATCCCCGCCGCGACCCTTTTGGGTCGCAAAGGGATGCCCCTCCGACACAGTAACCTGTGTCCCTGCGAGTTGAGGAAGGACATTACGAGACGTGTCTACGCTACCATTACTAGCTTTAGTAACGGTAACTGCGGTTCCTAGATGGAACCGCATGTCACGTCTTCGTGTTGTCGGTCCGCTCACAGGCTACAGAGCTCCTCTGGTTGGTATTCATGAGGTTTGACCTCATGGGTGATATGCACTGCGTCGTGGCGCCCCTCTCGGG